GATTCCTCTACGTCTCGTGGGCTCGGAGATGTGTATAAGAGACAGGATAATGACTCAGTATAAAAAAAGTGTAGAGAAACAAAGAAAGAAACTTGAAGCTGAAGAGAATGATAAAAAAATAGTTTGGTATGAGTATCAAAGAGGTGCTGGAGAACATTTTAGAAAAATAAAATATGCGAGCGGCAAAGAAGTCAAAACTGATTTTAAAAATGAAGAGCAAAAAAGATAAAACAATAAATAAGCTTGATCGAATAATGAAGTCTGGCAAGTTAACTAAAGTTGTAAAAAAAGTTTTTCCTAAAAAGAAAAAGAAGTAAATGCCGTTAAGAGACTACCAACAAGAAGCTTTAGATGCGCTAGAAAACTATATTGCTATAGAAGACGGTAATCCTTTAGTTGTTATGCCAACAGGTTCTGGTAAGTCTCATGTGATCGCAGACTTTGTACTGCATATGAACGAGCAGAAGAAACAAAAAACTTTAATTGTTTCGCACGTTAAAGAAATACTTTTTCAAAATTACGAAAAGCTACAAAACGCTTGGCCTTATGGAGATATAGGTTTGTATGGCAACAGCTTAGGAAGCAGAGATACAGATAACGATATTATCTATGCTCAGCTTCAATCAGTTTGGAACAAGGTAGATCAACTGCCCTTATTCGATCTCCTCGCTATTGATGAAGCGCATCTTGTTCCAAAAGACGGCGAGGGAATGTATCGTTCCCTCGTTGTCGCCCTTAAAGAACGTAATCCAAACTTACGCGTGGTCGGGTTTACTGCTACTCCCTACAGACTTAACTCTGGAATGTTAACTGAGGGTGAGGGATCTATTTTTGATGATGTCGCAATAGACTTTGGTAGTGGCGATAACTTTATTCGGTTGATTGATGACGGCTACTTATCACCTCTAGTAACTAAATGTATGGATACTGAATACGAATTAGATGATGTGGGTATAAGGGGTGGAGAGTTCATTCAGACAGACTTGCAAGCCAAGATGAACGATAGCGGGAGAACCAACAAAGCCATACAAGAAGTTTTAATTAAAGGCGCAAACAGAAAACAATGGCTTATATTCTGCGCTGGTATCAATCATGCAGAAATGGTGAGCGGTATTTTACATGCAAACAATATAACCTCTCGCGTGGTAACAGGAGATACAAGTCCAACAGAAAGAGATCAACTAATAATTGACTACAAAGCTGGTAAGATCAGAGCTTTGGTTAATTGTGATGTATTGACAACAGGATTTGATGCGCCGAATACAGATTTAATTATAATGCTGCGGCCTACACATTCACCAGGCTTATATGTGCAAATGATGGGTCGGGGCATGCGTATAGCAGAAGGCAAGAAAGATTGTTTGATTCTAGACTTTGCTAAGAATATTGAACGTCATGGTCCTATCAATCAAATAGCACCCAATCAAAAAGGCAAGCGTAAAAGAACGGGTCAAGCGCTTGTTAAGAGCTGTCCAGAATGTCAATCGTATGTGCCTAAAGCTGTAACTACCTGTCCAGATTGTGGCTATGTCTACCCTATGCGTAAGCTAGAGTTAGATTTGGTTGCATCTAAGTTAGATATTATTTCTAATACAGCTAAAAAAGAACGCTACGATACCAAGGTTATCAGCATGTGGTTTGGTAATCATCAGAAACAAGGTAAGCCTTTACCTGTATTAAAAGTCAGCTACAAGACTCCCAATAAAATTATTAGTGAATACATCTGTTTTGAGCACTCAGGCTATGCAAGAGAGAAAGCTGTGGCTTGGTGGAACAAAATGGTAAGTGGTGATAGCTTACGCAGATCGCCGCCCGCTACAGTAGACGAAGCCTTGTTTAGACAAACTGAAGTCAATAAGCCAGATTTAATTAAAGTCGATTATTCGGGTAAGTTCCCCAATATCGTCAATCATATGTATGCAGATAGGTAAGCCAACACGTTGTTATCCATTTAGAAAAGAGACGGGAGATTTTGTGTTTGTTCCCTATGACTATACAGAGGCAGAATTAAAATATGTTGGCGGTGGTAGAGATTGTTTAGAACAAATAGAAGATTTTTGGGATTCAATAGGAAACCCTATGTATAACAAGCGACTGTCTTTTGAAGACAACATGCTAAACTTATACAACAAGTTGCGGTATTGGCCAAAACCAATGCTAAATGATAATGTCGTGCAAACGATGATTTTGGAGTATGAATATGATAATAGAAGAACTAAAAGAATTTGAGTCTGAGCAAAAGGGCGACACCCTGGTGTTCTCAGATATACCTAACCCTGTCTACCATGCAGGGGTCGGAGTAAGCAGCAGTAAGATTAGAGCCTTTGGCAAATCGCAACTGCATGCGGTGGAGAGAGTCCAAGAGACAACTCCTGCTATGAACTTTGGTACAGCTGCCCATGCTTTGCTGGTAGAGGGTGAAGAAGCCTTTAATCAAACAGTCGCAGTTGTTATGGGTTCTCCTTATACCAATGCTAACAAAGAGCTGAAGAAAGAGTATGAGGAGCGCGGCCTAACAGTTATTAAAGAAGCTGAAATGACAGCAATCAAAGGTATGAAAGAACATATGATTGAAGAAGGCAACATCTACCTTAACGCTGAAGGCAAAGTAGCAGAAGCTAGTTTTTATTGGTATGAGGGTGAAGTTCTTTGTAAGTGCCGACCAGATATTATTTGTCCGCCAGTCCAAAGTCCATACCCAGACAACGCCATATGTGTGGTCGATTACAAAACCACTCAATCATGTGATCCAGTAGAGTTTGCTTATTCGGTTAAGAAGTATGGCTATGATATGCAAGCCGCTTGGTATCGCAGAGGTATGGAAAAAGCTGGATTCAAACTTAAAGAGTTTGTTTTTGTTGCTCAAGAAAAAGTTTACCCTTACGCATCTAAAGTATTTATTATCTCAGAAGAGCAGATGAATCTTGGTTGGGAGAAAATGGAAGGCTTTTTAGAGTCGTATAAAAATCATTCAGACGGCGGTCATTTATCTATTTATAACTCGCCTAATATTGTTACCTTAAGTTTATAAAATGTACGACAAAAAAACTTCTATTGACTACAAGTTTAAAGAAGATGTATCTCTTGCTGAGTTAAAAAATTATATAGACAGTACCTACAATCAGCACTATGCCAAGGGCAAGTACCAGGCTACGGATATGATTGTAGATGCTGGCTTTGGCGAGGGTTTTTGTATTGGCAATATAATGAAATATGCCATGCGTTATGGCAAAAAAGACGATAAGAAAAAAGAGCTCCTTAAAATCATTCACTATGCAATGATTGCTTTGTACGTCAACGATCAATAAAAATTATGCTAGGATTATAGGTATGTTATTTCCTAGCATTCCCCAATATCTGTGCGTCTACGAGGTAGACAGCAACCTTCATATGGTTGTGTTGCAGGCCAGGAACTCTGATACCGCAGAGTTATTTGCTTTGCTGCGTTCTATGGAAGACAGCGACAATTATAGTTTTGGAAAAATTCTAGATGTTAGCGAATTAGATCCTACGCATCACGTAAGTCTAACCATTCATTAAGGTGCTAGGTAGGTATATAAGTATCTAATGGGGGGAGATTATACCCTTTGGGCGCCCTAGCAACACCCTATAATTACAAGCTTGGTTTAGCTGGAGCTTTGGCTTCAGAAGTTCCTTCTGTTACCCAAGCTGGAGTGTCGTCTGCTTGTTTAGGCGACATCTTTTCCAATGGTTTAAAAGCCTTGATAATATTTTTATCATCAGGGTAATCAGGATTTTTGCTTTTTTCAATACCAAAAGCACATATCACTTTATTACCAACCAGTTCGCCAGCGTTAGCAGGCGGGTTGTCTTTTCTTCCTACAGCTTTAACCAAACTAGAAAACTTTCTAGAGGCTATCTCTCTAACCATTTCCTGTTTCTCAGAATCAGAGTTAGTGTACCAAAGGTTTAAATTGTCTCTAGCAATCCATCCTTTGTATTTATCGCCGCATACTTTGACTTCTAACTTGAGATAGTCGTTACCTGCCGCAGAAGTAGTCTTCTCGCATGTGCTTATCTCTGTTAGGTAGTCCCCTTCTGGAATAGTAGATGAATCGTTACTACTACTCGCTTCAAAATCAAACTTGACGTCTGCAAAATCGCTCATTATTTTTCTCCTTTTGAAAATCCAAGTTTATTAATAATATGTGTCAAGTTAGGCTCTTCAAAAGAATCTAGCTTTCCACTCCTATCCTTAGCAATATAGTTATCACCAAGAACTGTTTGCAACCAACGATTGGTTACTTTTTTCCCTTCATCATTTTCTTCGGTGAAAGTCCTAAGACATAACACTTCATCAAAGAAGTAAGGAATTTGGGTAGGTAGTTTAGCACCAACCATCATAGGTTGATAATGAAACATACCTGTTGATTCGTCACGTAATTTATCTTCTTTAGCAACAAAGATAACGTGCATTTTAAGATCTCTAAATCTACGCATTGTTCTAGTCATTACATTAATAACTTCGCCATACGCTTGTCGAGGATCTTTGGACCTTGCTTTTTCTTGTGCTAATAAAAGCTCAGACATCTCGGTTACGCTGTCTAAACAGACAGTATCGTAATCAAGCTCTCCGCTTTCAAGCATTGCAGCAATTTCCTCAATCTCTGAAGCTTCTTTAACTTCAATAGCAGTAACATTGTTTGCATCTTTAATAGATAACAAACCAGCTTCCATACTAATGATTAAAGTTTTTCCAGGAGCAGTTGCACATGTCGTTGTTTTACCAGCTCCAGATGCACCATACATTAAAATCTTAGCGCCTTGGTTTTCAACCAATTCACTAGGACTTACAATTCTACTTAAAATATCAGACATTTAATCTTCTCCGTTTTATTTAAAAATACTATTTTAATTTATTTTAATATGAATTACAATGTGTGAACATTAAATATTTAACGGAATGTAAAATGAGAGAAGTAGACCAAAATCAATGGAGAGTGAATTATCTCTGGAGGTTGAAAAACCTCACGAATGAAGAGCTTAAATCATTTAAAACAAAAAATCTAGAACCTGAACATAAGGAGAGGGAAGTGCAAAGAATAACTTTAAAGAAGTATATAGAATTTATTGGGACTGAGCCTGCGGCAGAATTATTTGACTGCTCTCCCGCATCAACTAAAGCTTGGAGGTATGGTTTAAGACAACCTTCAATTAAACAAGCCAAAAAAATTATCAAAGCATCTGGTGGCAAGCTAGACTTTGAATCTATCTTTGGCCCTATTGAAGAGAATGGCGAAGACTAATAGTGTTCAATTTACAAGTAACAGCGCAAGATTCTGCGTTGGACTTAGCTCTGGCTTATGCAGAATACGGCATAAGCGTAGTACCACTACATAGACATAATAAAGTTCCGCCTAAAGAATTAGGTGGATGGCAAAAGTTTCAAGAGCGACAGCCGACGACGGAAGAAATTGAGAAATGGTTTAAGGGGCGAGATGATCTAGTCGTCGCTTTAGTCTGCGGTAAATTTATTGTTATAGATGCAGATACACCTGAAGCCGTAAACTGGTGTGAAGCCAAC